AGCTTTTGTGCCTGGATGTCGTTCTCAATAGCACTGTCAATAATCTCCATCGCATAGTTTTTACCTCCGGTCATGCTGGCAGAATAGGCTCCGAGTCCAACACTAATAGCAGCGAGTATCTTGGCGCCGGTGCTTGAATTCTTGAAGATGCGGTTTGGCTCAATCTCAACGGCACGGTACTGTTCGTTCAGTGTATTAATGTCATTGAGCAGTTTGTCCTCTCGTTCCTTTTGCGCTCGGAGTCTAGCTTCACGTTGGACCTTGAATGCTTCCTCGCTTTCTCGCATCTCCTCCATTGCTTTTCTGGTAGCATCAATCTCCTGCTTATCGAACTTTATACCTTTGGCTTCCAGTTCTGATTGTTTTTTTGCAATTTCCTCATACAAGCCAAGCACTTCCTTCATGCTTTCTTGATTCAG